CCGGTCCTAATTTAAAGTTAAAGAAAGATGTTATCATAGTAACAGCCTTACCCAGTAATGCTGCACAATCAGACATCCAACCACTCTGATTAAATGAAAAGAATTTAGAAAAGAAACCAGTACTCCTTGATGGCATACTAACTTTAAGTTTTGATGCTATAAAACATATAGCCGCACTAATATTAGTAATACAAGCAACTACAGATCCTTTAGTTTCAATGAGCAATGCGATAGAATTACAAATACCCAGAAAATGTACCAATATAATCTCTAAGATGTTTACTAATGGTATAGAACTAACTCCTAACATGGCACCTAATTTGTCAATCTGTGTCCACATATTGACTAAAGATGACATACTCTCCAACCCTTGTAATTCACTAAAATTATCTACCGAATGTCCTCCACCATTAAAAGTAATCACAGAAAAATTAGGATTACCCATTACAACTTGTTGCTGAACTTGAATTGCCATAGTTTCAACGGGATTAAGTAAAGTAAATCTCGTTGTATTACTAGATATAGTTGAATTCAAAAAAGTGATCCAGTTCCCATCAAAATCTTTATATCGGAAATCACATCTCATTTCACCTAATACAAAAGTCGGAACAACATAAACTATTGAATATAGCATATAAAATCTACCAAAATTAACTTCTAAATTACCTGGAGTTACTGAACTATTCCAAACAGTTGATGCAACTCTATCAAACGCTTTAAATGCATTTACGGTATCAACACTAGCTGTTGCTACAAATGGCGCTGGTAACACATTAGATGTCATCCTAGGAACTATTAAACTATGAATAAAAGACCTTTCTTGGTTAAATAAAGGATATAACATAGCAAAATCGTCCCCTCCTTCCCATGAAAAGAAGAAAGTCTGAGAATTTGCAATTGACGAATACGCATAAATTTCTATGCAACATTGATCATGCAAATCCTGATCTTCTTGAGTTATTCTATCTGAAGCTATCAAATACGGTAATCGAGCATAATGTGGAATCTCAAATCTATAAGTTGAATCAGAACTAGGTGTCAACACTACCATGCCAGATTGCGATCCCAAATCATCCAAAGGTAAAGTTAAATTAGGATAAGTCGGTTCTTTAATAATAAAACTTTGTCTCATTCGTGCAAAAATAACAATTTTATCTGTTTTATTAACAGTTGAACTTATAATCCATCGTCCTGATCCCCTACGAAGATAACAAGAAACAGGAATTGCTTCCAATGGCCATTGAGGCAATAATGCTATCAATTTAAACTCGTCATCTACAAATGTTAAAGTAATTGGGTGCACTATCTTTTTCCTCAAATACAAACTCGCAAAGGACATATGATCCATCATAAAGGTAGGTGGTGATGTCTTCTCTTCTATTGGTCTCCAAATTATATAAGAATTATTATCTGTGTCACTACCCTGCAATCTAGACATATTAGGATTTCTTGGCACAGCAAACCAAAATGAATCTTCTGTTGGAGCTGATAAATAAACATTAATCTGAATAACATTAGAAACACTAGTAGGAGCTATCAAAGGATTTTGAACATTTACCATCAATGTTCCCCTAGAAGCATTATTAGTTGAATCCCATTCAGTAGGACAAATAAATGGGATATCAATAGAAAATACATTAGTTTTCCCTATATCTACGCACATATAATTTACTTGTTGAATGTCATTGTTAAAATCCTTATCAAGATCCGTATAACCAGACCAACCAACAATTAGTTGACCCTGATGGAATCGAGTGGCTATTATCTCAAAAGTATATCTCAAATCTCCTCTCCAATATTCAAAATTTCTTGAAATCTCCAAAAGAGGAATACCAAAGACTGTGGTGTTAGGTATAATAGTTTCAAATACCAACCCTGTACCTACTTTAAATAATGTCTTCCCTACCGCATCGTTTGTGCCCCAATTTAATATAGTAACCCTACCAGGTGTTTTAATATAATCACTCATAACCATAGGTTTATATCTATCGTGAGCTAAGATATCCCCCGAAAGTAATCGCATATCTACCCCTATTTTAGGCATATCCACAGTCGTAGAAACTCCGTGATATTCTACGGCATGCAATGGCGAATCAAACATTCCTATAATATCTGTTACTACATTAGCTATAGCAGATATTGGGTTTATCATTTCGAGTGCCTTAACTCCAAAATGACCCAATTTCGCTAACCATCCTTCTTCTTGAGCTCCACGACCATCTACTCGCCCTTTATCAATATTTCCTACTCTCTTATTTTTCCCTTGATTAACACTCTTATTATATGGTCTCTTTATACTAATTTGAGTATCTATAAATTTGAAAAGAATAGAACAATTCAATGTAGTGGGTAATCCAGTCCCCACCCCCAATGAATTCCAAATATAAATAATAAAATTTTGATTCATATACGGATTAACATTACTAGAAGGTCCATTTAAGAATAAGTGAGGTGTGATATGTTCTACTAATAAAGTAGCATTCGTAGCATGACCTATATCTAGGAAAGAATGGGGCATTAGCATCATATCTGACGATGCTATTGCTGTTGTTTTATGACTTGGTTGACACGAGAGTAATAAACATCCACTATGAAATGGTGTAGCATTAACTCTAACAAACATCTGAATATTAGTCCTTAAAATTGAGTGTGTAAAAAGAATACCGCTAAAAGGGTATATCTTACTAAGTAAAGTTGATGGTAGAGTAATTTCATATACTCTAGTTTTAATTCCAGAATTGATGGGTATACTTATTGTCTCAAGATGATATTCTCTTTCAAATAAATTTTCAATACTAGGAGTTTTATTCACAAAAGTACTCGACAAACTTGAAGGTGATTCTACATGAGATGGCACTACATTTGTACTTTCTTTCTCTTGATCAAGAATTATAACTTCGTCGCCCTGCAAATAAGAAAAAGATTTAACTAACTTCCTCTTCTTCCGTCTAAAAGGATCGAAGCGCACCTTAATCCAACTATCACCTAGTTTCATCCTAAAACACTTCTCTCTCAATGCCTGAGGAAGAACCTTTCCTTGAATGTAAGATGTATTCCTTCCTCTTTGCCAATCATACACCATTCGCACAAACTCAACAACATTCCTAACTACTTTCGTAATGATGTTACTTCTACGCGCAACAACAGGATATCCTCCATCCTCTCGTCGCACACCATACACTTTCATAGTTGGTACAACCTGATACTCTTCTGGAAATTCTCCTCCATCAACTGTCTTCACAATTGGCACCTTAAACTTCTTCTTTTGCCTAGGATAAAGACTTCCGACTGGAGTATAATCTTCACAATCAGGCTTTGTTGAAGATGTATCTTTAAGATTCACCGATTTAGCCTCTCTCTGGCTTGGAATCTGAATCCAACCATCTTCATCAAGTGTCTTCTTCAACTTCTTACCTATCAAAGGTATGTAATCAGAAGTACACTTCTTCCAGCACGTTAGTACTTGGGTAACTGCGGGGTTGTTATCAACCACCTGTGCATTCACACACTGTGTATGCTGAACCCCATGTCTCAGGACTTCGGAATAAGTTCGCTTCTTATTCCATTCAAATCCATTGAGGAGGCATGATGCAACGAAATCATCGTCGGCTTCATCAAAAGTATCGAATTCTAAGTGGCCTATTTTTTTAGTCGTCATCTTCATTCAGACTGCGGATTATGGGAATTCATTAAAACCGGACCCGAGCCCCTAAGGCTCACGGGTGATATTTCAAATTCCCGCATCCAAGATGGGGTACATTAATAAAGTTCAAAGTCCCTCCCGATCTGTACCCTTCAGAGAGGTTCCGTATAGCGTCTTACGACTACACACTAAGATTAATATCCGTATTCATGTCCTCGCCTACGCCTAAGCTCAACTAACAGTCTTTATTGGCC